GTTGCACCGCCAATTACGCCTTGCGCTAAATTTTCCGCAACATTTTTAGCTACTGTAGGTAATGTACGAGCTTTACTAAATAAAGTGCCTGGTACAGCAGATTGCACAGCAAAATCAGCAGTTTTTAATAATGGTGTATTAGGTTCGTTTTCAGGCTTTAAAATGTCATGCTGTACAAGTTGATTTGTTACTGGTGTTGCATATCTTGGATAATCAACATCTTTACCCGCAAGTTTTCCAACTGTATAAGCAGCAATTCTTGATAAATTTTGTGGTGCTCCTAATGCAAAATCACCAATATTAGCAACGCCTTTAATGGCGCTTTGACCCAATACAGCAGGGATATTGCGTTCATTAGCTTGTGGGTTTAATAAACTTTCTGTGCGACCACCTTCTAATGACGCTTGTTTATTAGCAAATAATTTAGCGTCTAATTCAGCTTTAGTAATGTTGTCTGGCACATTTGTTACAACAGTACCATCAGGCATCTTTACATCCATGACTGTCCTTATTTTAAGCTGTTGTAATCAACTACATTATTTTGTGTAGATGTAGTTGAATTATCTGAATTCATAGGGCTAACTTGGAAATAAGGAGCTAAAGCCCTTGTTTCAGGATTTTGACTCATTACTTGTAATTTTTGATTATGTAATTGATTTTGATAAGCAGCAGAGCGTTTAGCCGCATTAGCTAACTGTGCAATTTCTGTAGGGCTTAATTCAGCATTACCAGACATAGCTTTTTCAGCAATATTGCTTTCAGAGTTTGTAATTGCACCTTCGCCATGCATTTGCTGACGACCTGCTAATGTCAATTTAGCAAGGTTTTGAACCATTGTTTGTGTATTAGCTAATTTTTCTACATCGTTGTTTCCGCCAGCACCAATCATGTTTGCAAGTCTAGCCATTGGAATACGAACATTTGCACCTGTGCCACTAATTACATTTCCAGTTTTTAACGAATTAAGAATTTGGTCTGCGGCATCTTTTACTTTCATTGCTCCAACTGTTTGAGCAGCAGATTCTTTCATCATTGGGCCAATTTGTTCAGCCAATGAATTACCAGTTCTGACGCTTACATTAGATGCACCTGCTCGTTTTAATGCTTGCTGATAATCAAAGAATGTGCCTTTAAATCCACCTTCGGCAGCTTTTTGATATTCTTTGTATTCAGTAGGTAATTTTTCACCACCAGAAGCCAATGGTTCATATTTTCCTGAACCAAAATTTAATTGACTAATTGTTTCACCTTCGCCAAGTTTTTGAGGCGCAATCATGCTGTATGCTTGTTTTTGCAATTCAGCAGGAGCATAAGGATTTGTACCAGCAGCAAAACGCTCTTGTGGAGTTTTTGCATTTGAATAATTTTGTACAGCTTCAGCTTGTTTACCACGAATAGCTGCGGCTAAATTTCTTTGAGATTCTTCTGCTTTATTTCCTAAATAACCGCCAGTTAATGCTTGTGCTAATGGAGTTAATTGTTGCAACGCAGAAGGTTTAACATACCATCCTCCAACCATTTGTCCTTGTGGTTGATTTGTCATTCCTTGATTCATTAAAGCCTGTGCATATTGTTGCTGACGATTTAATGTCTGCAAATCTGCCGAATTAGGGTCTAACAAAGATTGAGTTGTGTCTACTTGTGTAGTTGGTAATAAATTTGCCATTTTAAATCCTTACAGTAAACTCATTGCAGTTGGAATTAAACTGGATGAGTTAGCTACTGATGTTCCTACTGCTGTAGATGGTGACATTAAATAAGAACCACCAAGAACTCCGCCAAGACCAAGCAAACCATTTGATTGATTGGTTTGATTTGCTTGACCAGCGTTGTATGCTCCTAATTGATTTGTATATTGCTGATTTACAGCACCTAAATAATTAGGGCCAGCAGGTGTCTGTACATAACTTGGAGTTGCCAATGATTTAACATTGTTTGCATAAGTAAATGGCGCAGCTAAGTTAGTGTTATATGCGTTTTGTTGTTGATTAAATGCTTGATTATTAGCATTTAAGCCAACGCCAATGCCTTGTGTAGTCACATTTGCCAATAAGTTATTTTGATTGTTTTCAAGGTCATACATAGCATTGTTATATGCTTCTGAACCTGGCTGAATACCTTGATTAGCTAATTGAGTTTGCGTTTGACTTCTTTGGCGGTCAAGTTGCGGCTGTAATATAGACATTTCAGCTTGCTGATAAGTCTGTCCAGGGTTAATACCCACAGAAGGCAAATTAGTAGGGTTAAAGCTACCAAAACTATAATTGGATATAGCATTTTGAGAATTATTAACAGCATTTTGTAAGTTAGGCGCAATGCTTTGATTTGCCGTATAAGTCGGATTGCCAAATTGGTCAGTTCCAGTTTGTTGATAATTTAAACTACCATAAGGGTTATTTTGCCCAATCATGTTCCCTGTGGCAGTTGCTTGAGCCGCTTGGGTATAATTAGGTGTTGCTGGTGCTTGTGGAACGCTTTGACTGCTTCCGCCACCAATTAAGTCGTTAAATGCATTTACTACGCCGCCCATTTCATTCTCCTTGTTGTAACCATTTACATTGGTCACACTTCATTGCCATAACTATTAAGTCCCCATCTGGATGTCCATAAGGGATGTCAGCTACCTGCTCAAAGCCAAGTTTTCGGCACAGATTCAAAGACTTAACATTATTCTTTGATATAGGTGCTAGTATAACCTTGACTTTCAGTTTATTAAAGGGGTAATCAAATACAGCGTCTAATAAACCCCTTGTTAGCCAATAAATATCAGTAGAAGCTACATGAATTTGGCATGAATTAGGGGTAAAGTTGTTATATCCGACTACTGCTATTAACTTTTCATTCTTAAATTGTCCAATACATAGCGTTTCTTTGGGGTATCTAAAATTGCCCTTATCTGATAGCCAATCCCTAAGATTTGACTGATTAAGGGTGCTGATTTTCCTCAAAGAACCGCACCTTTTTCCATTACAAAGTCCGTAGAATCCCAATGTAATTCCACATTTTGCGATGCAATATTTAGGGTTAAACTACCTGCATAACCAACGCCAGTAATGCCTTGCCATTGTTTATTGCTTATTAAGCCAGCAGTCCAAATTGCGTTATCCCATACAGCAGAATCCCATACGCCAGAACCTGTACCAACAGGGTTATAACTAAGGGCATTTACAGGACTTGCAGCATCAAAATCATAAGACATACCTGCCAAAATAGTAGGCAAATTGTTGTCTGTTTGGAAGATTGGGCGGCACATACTAAACCGCTTTAATTGACCCCTAGAGTCAAAATAGTTATACGCTTGCTGTGCTGTGGCGTTAATATTTAAGCCAGCATCTGAGTTTCCAGTAAAAAATTGCCCTACAAAGCCATTTCCACCGAAATAGCAGTTGTCGTAATACATTTCAAAGCAAGTAGCGCCAATTCCTGTGAAATTAGCCCATGCTTTAGTAATGGTATGCATTACAAATTGTTGAGGGCCATCATTAAATGGAATATTTAAAATAAGCATTTGAGGCTTGGCGTAATACATGATTTGCCAGCCAAAATTGGTGTTATATAACTGCGCTGCATTTGCTACGGCAGAATATATCTTGTCTGTAAGGTTAATACGAGGGTCTAAGCGGCTAGACTGCAAATCCGCAGTTAATGGCGTTAATCCATCATTAGTAAGGATTAGAAGGTCGCCAGCCCATTTAAACATACATCTACGGCTAAAGGTATAACCAATCTGCCAAACGCCTTTTAAAGCCCATGTAGCGGCATTGGAAGGGTCTGTTCCTTGATAGACGATAACCTCGCCCATATTGGTAATGAAAACTGCAAAATCGTCTACACCATAACCAGCGTCAAGTGTCCAAGTTCCCATTGCCTGAATGTAGCCACCATTTCTAGCAATACCACCAAAATTAAGGACTTGCGCTGCACCACCTATGGAATTTGTTGGCAAATACCAGACATTCATAGAGTTTTCTTCTACGAAATATAAGCGATTTTTAAATAAATTTACATTGATAAATTTGTTGCTATTTACGCCAGTTACATATAAACCAAGCGTATAAGAACCAACGCTAGTAGCATTGCCACCAGGATTAGTTAGCATAGTGTAAGTAAAGCTATTTGTTCCAGTTACAGTAATAACAAAAGTGCCAGAATATGCTGCTGGACTTGTTCCTGAGATAATAACTTGATTTCCAGTTACAAGACCATGTGCGGCAGAAGTAGATAAAGTTGCCGTTGTACCGCTATTTGTAATAGAAGAAATAGCTTGTGCCGTACCTGTTGTGGCTTCTTTAATCCAATGTGTACCGTCATAAACAAGTGTAGGGTCTACACCGTTACAAGCTACAAGGTAATTTCCACCAATATTGGAAAAATTTACATGCTGTAATTTGTCATTAGAAACGGTTTGTACTGCAGTTGCTGTGGATGAACTTGCGTCATAACATAAATCTCAGTACCTGCTGCGGCAAATAGTTTTTGACCATTTGGCCCTGCATAGGTCATTAAAGAATTAACTTGACCTGTAATGCCTGTAGAGTATTTGGTATAGCCTTTTCTTAGCTCTACATCGTATGGAGTAGGAAAGAAATTGGTAAGTTGTACAGCATCTAATGGGGCCATTTCTGCAAGGGAATCCCTAGCGTTCCAACCGCCAATAGGCGCTGCCAAAGACGCTGTAGTAGCGCTAAACTTTTTTGGCTGACCAAAAATCATGTGCCATAACCTGTATCTGGAATATTAGCCCAACCAATAAGCACTTTAGATGGGTTAGGATTAAATGACAAGTTAGGAGCGCCTTTGTCGTTGGCTTTAGCAATAGACAAATAACGCTGATAGTCTTGCATTAAGGCGGTAGTATCAAAGCCTTTTACTTGGAAATACTTGAGTTTTGTATATAGCACCAATACACGAGTATCAAACAAAGCTGTGTCAGAATCCAAAACAAGCGATTGTTGAGCAGTTCCTGTAGCAGATTGCGCCCATGCATTACTACGATATTCAAAGCCTAAATACTCCTGTGTGTTCATTGGAGGCCATATTTGGAATGTACCACCTAAAATACGCCAGCGCACACGAGGGCCAGTTGAAATATAACCAGATTTTAACCATTGCCATTGTTGTGCATCTTCAGGGCCAAGCATTTCCCAATGCTTTGTCTTATCCCAATGGGTGCGGTCTGTAATCGTTTCAAAGTCAAATGGCAGGGTATATTCAGTTTGTGCAAATAAAACGCTATTTGTGCCTGTTAAAGAAGCCTCTTGGCTCATTGTGACTTGATTGCCAGAAACGCTTACAACATAAGTATCTTGGTTTACATTGTAACCAGTAATAGACCATTGAGTAGTCAATCCTGTTACATTTGAAACATTGGTAAGCACATAGCTACCTTGTGTAGAGGTGGCTGTGGCATTTAAAAA